TTCTGCAACCGCCTCAAACTGTCCCAGCCCGCTACTACCTGTCAGCAAAAGCCTGCGAGGGGATACTGCGAAGGGCAAACCGAAGAGGAAAAGTGCTGCCAACACGCTTACAGAAAGCTTTGGAGCAGGTGGTGGAATCGTCAACGCAATCGGAGCCAGCATCTACCATAAATCAACCGTCGTAAATCAAGACGTAAACTGCGGTCACCTTGTCACCGAAGGCGGGATACTTGGCTCAGACATCGTAGGTTCATTAAATACATCTGATGCCAAAATGATTAGCACCCAATATGTCAACGAAAACAAAGTCGTAGTTGAACCGTATGTGAAGTCTCGTCGTGCGCAATCAGCAACCGATGACGAAACATGGGTACCAGGTGAAGTCAACCCCACCCTCAACTCGTTTGATGTTGGTGACACACGAGCCACCACAGCCATCATCGAAGAACCGGTTCTATTTGAAAACTCATATCGTGACGGTGCGAGAATCGCTGACGATGGTGTCACCCAAACCTTGACAGGCAAAATGGGAACAGGTGGTGGAAATACACCGATGATCGCATATCCGATTGATACTCGTAACGCTTTGCGTGACCCAGAGAAATATGATGCACAAAACCGTCAAGGACTCGGTATCGGTGAAGATGGTGACCCGATGACGACACTCACCTCAGCACATGTCAACGCTGTTGCTTACGGCATTCAAGGGACGATGATTGGTCGTCAAGATCACAATGGGCCAGGTGGAACTGGTGTGTCAAAAGAAGACGGGCCGATGTACACGCTCACCAAAACAGACACGCACGCTGTAATGCAAGAACCACCGATGGCAGTTCGCAGGTTGACCCCTTTGGAATGCGAACGCCTGATGGGTTGGCCTGATGATCACACCAGATACAAGGCTGACGGTACCGAACAGGCTGACACTCACCGCTATAAACAATGCGGTAACGGTGTTGCTAGCCCTGTCGCTGAATGGATTGGCAAGCAGCTTATGAAACTAGAAACATCCTTGGAGGGATAATGAAACCAGTACGACGCAATAATGGTTACAACTATCCCGCCTCAGCCCTACTCAAAGAGTTCCCAGACGATATGTGGGCATCAACAATCGGTGAACGACTTGGTGTTGGTAGAGCTGCAATCCAAACATGGCGTGAAGGCAACACCTACCTAGACCAATGGCGAGCAGATAAATATGCTTGCCTGCTTGGTAAACATCCTTCAGAGATTTGGTCTAACTGGTTTGATGAAGTGGAGTTGGCATCGTGAGGCTTACGAAGTATTGCACCGGTTGTAAGACGGTTTATGAATTATCTGCCTTTGCTAAAGCGACACGACGACCTGATGGTCTTGCTACACAATGCAGGGCTTGTCATAAGGTAAGGGATGCGCGCAGAATTGAACACGGTAAGAAACGTGCAATACAAGCAAAACTTGACTACGGCAAATGTGCATGTCATGGGATTGCGGTAACTCTTGACAACCTTGACCAGTTTGAATGGGATCATATTGATCCGAAGTTGAAGCGTTTTGTTATAGGGAAGATGTGTGTTCAAACAGACAAATCTTTCTATGAGGAATTAGCAAAATGTCGTCTTGTATGCCGTTCATTCCATGTTGCTCACACACGGGAGCAGCGTTCGCTGGGATTAATCGGGACGAATGAGTCGTCAATCAATTCGCTAGTCATACAAAAGCCAGCCCACCAAGATTCTTTATTTGAGGAAGTAACACAATGACGATGCGTGAAGAGGCAATCAAACTCGCTGAACTTGGTATCAGGGTTATTCCGATTAAGCCTGGTGAGAAGCGTCCACCGATGTCTCAATGGCAAGACAAAGCATCGAATGACATCCACGTCGTCAACGACTGGTGGACTAGCCAATACTCAGGATATGGGATCGGTATTGCTACAGGTCAAACCAAACATGGACGCATCTTCGTACTTGACGTGGATGACCGTGAAGAATACAAAGGCTCAGACACACTCCACGACCTGCAAGAAAAGTACGGTCAACTACCAGAGACCGTCACAGCAATCACCGGTACCGGTGGACAACACCTGTACTTCTACTGTGACGAAGATATCCGCAACGACGCAGGGTCACGCCTCGGCGTAGGACTCGACATCAGAGGTACTGGTGGACAAGTCCTCGCAGCACCAACCATCCACCCAAACGGACGTGCCTACCAATGGGAACATGGTCTCAGCCCACACGAACGCAAACCAGCCAAAGCTCCAGACTGGCTCGTCAAGCTACTGACCAAACAACCAGAGATGGTCAAACCCGCAGGCCAAACCGACTCATTCCTCACCGACCCCAACACACCCTCAGCCCGTTACTGTGCCCGCACCACATGGGAACAGCTCCTCATCCCCGACGGCTGGACACTTGCAAAGACAGACCGTCATGGTGAACAGCATTGGGTTCGCCCAGGCAAAGACCCACGTGACGGCACCTCAGCCACCATTGGACACAACGGCAACGATGCACTCATCGTCTTCACCTCATCCATCCCCTGGCTACCAGAAGGCGGATACAACCGCTTCGGATACTACGCAGCATCCAAACACGGAGGCGACTGGAAACAAGCCTCCCAAGCCTTCCTAGCCACCAATGAAGGCAAACCTGAACCAGTCACCCCAATCCCCACACCAGACGAGATGCTCTCGATGTTGGTGGATTGGAAAACCTTCTGGTCACTAGAACACGCAACCGAAGAATGGTTAGCCAAACCACTCATCGCCAAAGGCCGTCAGACCGCTTTGTTCGCTGGAGCCAAGACAGGTAAGTCATGGCTCACACTCAACGTCGTAGCAGCACTAGCCTCCGGCAAACCCATCCTCGGACAACCAGCCCAACCACCCATCCATTGTCTCTACCTCGACTACGAGATGATTGAATCAGACCTGTACGAACGCCTAGAACAATTCGGCTACACAGAAGACGACGACCTATCGCATTTGCATTACGCCCTTATTCCCAACCTTCCCCCACTCAACACCACCGAAGGTGCCTCAGCCATCATGAAACTCGTAGAGCTAACCAAGGCTGAAGTCGTAGTGATAGACACCACCGGACGAGCCATCGATGGTGAAGAGAACTCAGCAGACTCATATCGTGAGTTCGCCAGGACGACGGGACTCAGCCTCAAAAGAGCAAACGTGGCTTGTGTACGCACAGACCACGCAGGCAAAGACGGAGGAAAGAAACAAGGCCAACGAGGTTCCTCAGCCAAGAACGATGACGTGGACATCGTGTACCGCCTCGACAAGTCAGACGACGGTCTAACCCTCAAGCGCACCCACACACGCATTAGCTGGGTACCAGAAACCGTCAACCTCGTAGTCGAAGACTTTGATGACATCATCACCATCCGACTCCGCTCGAAGGAGCAGCGAGGCTGGACAGTCAAAGAAATCGGAATAGCCAACCGACTAGACGAACTAGGATTCCCCATCAACATAGGAATCAACGAAGTGATGCGACAACTCAAAGACCAAGGCATCTCACTAGGCCACAAATCCCAAATCTCCCGTGCCATCCAATGTCGCAAACAACCCCGACCAGACCCACTCAACCAGTCGGAACCACCCCAAACGGAACCAGTCGGAACCACCAACCAAAACGGAACCACCTTTGGAACCACTTTGGAACCACCTTATAAAGCCCAACAAGTACAAAGGAACCACCCTCTGTACCTATACGGTACAGGGGGTTCCGTACCGCAATCAGAAACAGAAATAAATCGGAACCACCCCGAAGAGGACATCTGGTAACCATGCCCATCCAACGCCCCTGCCTAGTGTGCAGACGACTCACCACAAACATCCAACGCTGCGACCAATGCCAACAGGCATGGAACCACAACCGGAACAAGAAGCGAGTTCACTACCAAGGTGACTACGCCTCACGTGCGAAGCGAGTACGGGACACCACCCTCCTCTGTTGGCTTTGTGGCAAAGGCTCCAACCCTGAAGACCCTTGGCAAGCAGACCATGTTGTGCCAGGTGACATCAACTCAGAGCTTCGGGGTGCGCACAGGTCATGCAACGCCAGTCGAGGCAACCGAGGCAAGGCATGACCCCCCCACCGGCACCCTGGGGGGTGGGGTCAAACCCTGAGGCCTGCACGACCCAACTAC